TTTGTGCTTGTCCCGGAACCTCTACTGGTGGTCTAAGAGGACCACCTATAAATCCTATTTTTTTAGGTATTAAGTTTCTAGTAAAAGTTCCAAATCCCATTAACTATCCTTTATTACTGCTTTCATTTGTTTTATTCCGTCCTTTGCGAGTGAAATAGAAGCTCTCATCTTAGCATGTTCGTCGTCTTGTTCCAACTTTTCTGATGCTATTTCTCTGTTTTGTAACAGTCTTAAAGCGTCCATATTAGCCTTTGTTTCTGACTCTTCACGCTTTCTCATCTGTTCTTCAGCCCTTAAATCTATCTCTCTGGACTTTAATTTGACTAATGGGTCACTATCCAGTGGGTTTAACACTTTTTTCTCTTCTTCTAGGTAGTCATTAGTGTGTTCTGCGATTAATTGTGCTTTTCTTGCCTCAACATCTTGCGAAAGTTTCTTTTGCACCTGTTGCATCTCTTGAACTTGCGGGTTTTGTTGTAACATTTGCGGGTTTTGTTGCATTTGTTGCATAATTGGTGCCATTTGTTGCTGAATTTCTTTCAGATTACGTATTTCATCGGCAAATTCAAGCTCAACTTGCTCTTGAGCCATCAAAGCTATGTGTTCTAGTATGTTTTTTTGTAAAACTGACAAAATTAACGGGTTGTTCATAGCAATTTTAGTCGCCATGAAGTTCAAATGTGCCTCCATGTGTGCTTTATGGTCCTGCCCAGGAAAAGCCTTAACAGTTTGACCGGCTAATGCTTGTATATTTTCCATGGCAGGGTCCATAGGTTGTGGTTGTTGTGGTTTTTTGAGCAAGGTATCTATTTCTTTCACACCCAAAGCCTCATACATGTCACGATATGCTTGATACATGTTGTGCATTTTTGGATTTGACATGGCAAGTTGTAATTGTGTCTGTGCCATTTGTATTCTTTGTGTTTGTGAAAATACATTAGGGTCAGCTATTGGAATAATATCGATCTCTGGTCCAAAGTCAGCTTGTTTAATTTGTCTTTGTCCACCAACAATGTCGTATGGATAAACTGGTGGTAAATATTCTGCAAAGTTTTTTCCAAGAAGCATAAACTCACACTTCATGGCTTGGTAAGCACGTTTGTGAATAGCAGACATAACCCGCGATCCACGCTCCAATAACGCCATAGTCGTGCCTACTGCAGCACCTTGATTGCCATCACCAACTTGCATATCGGCAATGCTTGCAAATCTTTGTCCTGCTTGAACAACGATACCCATCAACTGTAATAGAGTTCCTGATGGCTCTTTGAAAGGCAACGGCATGAACGCGTCACGTAGATTTCCACCTGGTGCGTCAACGTCTCTAAACTCTCCTGGTTGAATAGGTTGTGCTTCGTCTCTAACTCTAATACCTCGCTGTTTAAATCCAGCAGGTAAGTTTGATAAAGTTCCTGCATCGAGGAGTTGTCTTAGCGCTGACGTTGCAGTTCTAGACAACCCACCGATCATGTGAATAAGGCCAAAGCCATAGAAGCCAAGACCCGGTAGGAACTTAAAGTGTACAAAATAATCTTTTCTTTTTCTTGATTGATCACCTTCTGCAAAGTTTCTTCTGATAGATAAAACGTCACCGCTGTCTTCTACAAAAGTTACAATGTAAGGTAGTTTCAATCCTGTTGGTTCTTCTGTCTCTAGATCGAGATCTTCAAAACCTGGTATATCTAAATTAACATGACACTCGATAAGTGAATACAAGTCACCGCCATTTGTAGTAGACACTCCTTCAAGTTCATTTTTCTTATCCAACACATCATCTTGTTTTGATGAAGCAGAACCAATTTCTATGTCTGCATAGAAACCGGATAGTTGTTGTTTACGTAAATCGTTTTCTGTAACACGGATCACGTGCATGATTGCATCTGCATCATCGAGAGATGTTGCGTTGTACGGTATAACCAAATCTTCAGCAGGTACAAACTTAGAAACACTTCTACCCATTACAGTATCGAAATAAACTTTTTTAAATGTAGATCCTGCGAGCGGTAAGTTAAATAACATTTGGTCAAACTCAGGCTCGTACTCTTTCATTTCTATCATCAACTGATAGTTCATAAAATCTTTGACACGCTCTGCTTGCTGTTGTCTTACTTCATCAACCTTACCAACAACCTGTGTTCTTACAGGTCCCGATGCAGGTAGTAATTCTTTATACGCTAGTGCTTGAAACTGTGTCACAGCTTCTGCTAGCACTGGGTGTGTTGCACCACTTGCTCCTTGAAAAGGTTCTGTTCTGCCTTCGTATTTAAATCCAAGTAGGTCTAATCCTTTGATGTATCCGTCTTCCCAATCTTTTCTTGAACTTTTATAATCATAGTATTGTTGACGCAACTCAGATGAAATTTCATTTAGCTCAGAATCTTCTAAATATTCTGCTAGGTTCGCGTTATGGTTTTGTCCGTCTTCACTAATAACTTCACGTGGATCAAAATCTATTTCAACGCCGCCATCTTCAGTTTGTTTAATATCAACAGGTGGTTTCATCATCTCCTGTTGTTTGAGTTGATCTTTTAAATTTTCAACGGCAATTTGCTCTGGTTTAACAGAGACACTTTTTCTAACACTTGGTCTTCTTATATTTGGTAAAGTTTTATCTATAGCCATTATTTATTCCTTTTTTTAAAAAAGTTTGAGATGCCACCATTTTTTAAACCCACACGACCGCCTGTAGCCATCAAGTCCATTCCTTGCTTGATAGCCATATCGATATTTGCTTCTGGTATATCTTTTGGATCAACGCCTAGTTGATCTGCAAGTATGGCTCTAACTTTTTCTCTTTTTATAATTTTTTCAAAAGCTCTTAGCTCTGGGTTTTTGTACTTAAGCTCTTCAGGAAGATCCTCTACATCTGCAATTGTCATTTTACCTTCAGGCGTGGCTTTTGTGCCTAGTGTAAGATTGTCTGTCTCCATTCTTCTTAAATCTGTGTTAGGGTCTCTAATTATATTTTTAGATTGGTCTACATCTGCTACTCTATCCGCTCTGCTCATGCCTGCTACTTTATCAAATAAAAGTTTAATCAAACCTTTGTCACCAAACATCTTGGCAGCTTGTTCAGCTATTCCTGTAAACAAACCCATCTTAGCGCCTATTCTGCCACCCTCTGCTTTTTTTGGTTTGAAAGGTATGATCTTTTCGTCTTGCACCATTTGGTCAAGCTCGTCCATACTTTTGCCGAAGTTATCAGGGTTAGCCATCAATTCTTCTTTGCGCATATTGTCCGCTTGTCTTTGTTTAACTCTTCTGGTTGCGTCGCTTAAACTTTGAGACATCTCGTCCATTGTCATCTCACTAGCTTTTTTACTTTCACCAGATCTACCAAAAGGTAACATTTCATCTTCTGCTATTTCATCATAAAGACTTCTAGCGCGTCTCATTTCTTCTTGAATTATTTTTTGCATGCCTGGTGAAGGTGGTGGCATGCCTATAAAATCAGTTATGTCTTCTATTAACTCATCTTCTGCGCCCATTTGTTTTTTTGATTGTATGTACGCTTCTAAAGTCTCGTCATCATCAAGTCTCATTCTTTTTGGATCACCTGGTGCGTATGCTTCATTAGCTCTGTTAACTAAAGCTTCTCTTACTTCTTCTGTTGAAGCCGTGGTCCTCGATGAGAGGTCCTCTAATAAATCATCAACAGAAGCTCTTGCGCCTGCACCCGTCATTGTAATATCATCAGCGCCTGCTCTAGCCTCTATCTTTCTTGCAATTTCTCTTAACCCTGAAAAAGCCTCTTCTGCTTTTTCTTCACTCTTGCCTACTTTGTCTATTAAAGTTTGTAATTCGTTTTTTAATTCAGTAATTTCTGTTTTAGCAGCATTACTGTTTCCAAAAAGTCTACCAAGAAATTTTGCTGCTTCGTCAGCGAGTCCTGTAAATAGTCTTAACATTAATAATACGTCCTCTGTTGTTGTGGTAGAGGCTCATCTTCATAGTCTTCTGGATGTTCCACGAAACCACCTTGCCTAAATCTCATTACGGCTTGAGTCATGCTATCAACCAAATCGTCGTGCTCTCCTAACGGAAATGCGGCGCACTCCTCAATAACCTCTTCAGCAAACTTTGCATCTGGCGCCCAAACCATACCTGACTCGAATAACGGCGCTACAGAGTTCACTCTAGTATGTTTATCATTTCCACGACTGGGTGTAAAGTTAATAACTGGTATGCCCAGTTTACGCATTTCATACGTTAATGGTAGTCCTGACGCTTTTGCTTCCACGATCACCGTTTCTGGCTTCCAGTAGTCGTATTGCTCTTTGGCTATTCTACGCAGTTCTGGGAACTCAAATCGATCTTTCACGGCATCAACCAAGATAAGCTGTGGCGGTGTATCTTCGTCTGGTTTAAAAATACCCCACGTTGTTATTGCAGAATAGTCTGATGTTTCTTTTTTCATAAACGCTGTATCGTAAGATTGTATGACATGCATCAATGGTGGTATCTCATCTTTCTCCCAGGTTTGCCACCACTCACGTTTTATGATTGATCCTTCTTCTGCTGTTGGGTTTTGTTGATACTGCGCGTTCCATTTACCGATGGCAACAGATGCTTTAACAGATTCTAATTCATCTAACTTCCAATACTCTGGCCATACCGGTTTACCTGACGGCATGATGGCTGGGAACTCGATCACTTCCCACTGGTCTGCTTTAGGTTCTTTTTGTGCACGCTGTAGTTTGCCGGTTAGGTCTGCTACGTTCCATCTTGTCATAACCAAAATAATACGACCACCAGGCTGAAGCCTTTGCCGCGGTCCTGATGTATACCATTCGTAAACCCTGTCAAACGATGCGCGGTTCATGGCGTCTTGTTCTGAATGCGGATCATCAATGATCAATAAATCCGCACCACGGCCTGTAATTGATCCACCAACACCGGCAGCATAATATTCACCGCCTTGTGCCGTTTCCCATTTACCAGCAGCTTGTGAGTCTTCTCTGAGTCTTGTGTTAAATATTCTTTGATAATCTTCTGTATCAATTAATGACTTTGCTTTACGACCGAAACGCACAGCAAGTTCTGCGTTGTGTGTAGCTTGAATAATTTTTAAGTCTGGTTGTTTACCAATCATCCAGGCAGGTAGGAAGTTGGATGCAAATTCACTCTTCGTGTGCCGTGGAGCCATGTTAATGATTAATCTTTTTATTTCACCTGATGCAACTTTGTTAAATTTTTCTGCCATAATCTTATGGTGTTCACCTTCTATGAAGGATGGCCACATGTGTTTTACAAAAGCTAAAAAATCATCTCGTATTAATTGTTGTTGTTTCTTTTCGTCCAACAGTAATACTGTTTTTAAATATTCTTTTTTAGTCTCTTCAGGTAAATTATTAAGTTGTTCTGGGGTTAACATTTGAAAAAAATTTTACAAAAAATTTTTACATTTTTGTTTTAAACATTAAAACGAATTTAAACCCTATCTATTTATAAATCAAGCTATATGTGCTACGCATGTGGGACCCCTAGTCCTGGCCCCCTGGTCGAGGTGTCAAGCCCGCAAGCCCACAAGCATTGGTTAGGGACCCCTATGGGGTGGGTGGGTGGGCCCATAAGCAGCAAGTGTGCAAGTAGTTTAGAATGGTTCTAAGGAAGCTGTGCAAGCTGAGGTCTTACAGATATATCTACCATGCCTCGCTTGACTAATTCACTAGAGAGAAGCCACTTGCAGTTGCATTAACAACTACTAGCTCTGGCTCTTTATCGTCTAGCTTTATGTTATTCATAGCTTGTGAAAGTCTTGTCTTGGTCTGTTCACTTACTATGGATAATTCTCTACCAATGTCTGTGTTATCAAAGTTCACACATTCTCTTAC